CACGCCCAGTTTCAACACTTTGGCTGGAGGCGATAGCCAAATTGGCATGCTGAATTGCAATGTGGCAATGTCGATGGGATTTTCTGTGTTGATGGGCACTGTACGGCTTGACCAAGTGGTACGATCCAAATACATCACACTCAAACTGGTCCAGTCAATGTAGTTGTCTGTACTTTGAATTTCCAAACTGGGATTGAACAGCGTGAGAACCTGTTCCAACAACTGCAATTTTTGATTGGTGTTACTGGTCCAAATGTCCAAGTTGATGGTGAGTTTGAATGGCACAGGCATCAATCGTTCAATTGTAAATGCATTGCCTTGTGTGGTCTCGTAGGTTTCTGTGGCAGGGTCATAGGCCTGTTGACGCACATTGATCTTGCTCACAAAATATGGATCTTGCATGCGGCTTTGTTCGTAGTCTAGGCCGGTGATATAAAATGTCATCAGCGGGGTAGAAGGCAAACTGTTGCGGCTATTTTCTTGTATAATAGTTTGTGCATTGCGAGTGGCATCACCATAGCGCACAGGCACACGTATCAACGCAGCCGCATTTACTCCGTCGTTTTCGTTGGCATACTCAATTTGAAAGCCTGAAAAGATTCTTGTGAATTGTAACAAGAATCTGCGTATTTGGGCGTCGTAAAAAAATTGTTGCATTATGTTCCTGGCGGTAAGAAGCCACCTTGATCACCATTGTCTGCTCGGGGACGAAGAATTTCGCTCAAACTCTGACGACTTGGAATGTTGCCCAAGTCTTTGGTATTGACAGTAGCAGTGTTATTTACAAAGCCGCTGCGCAGTGTTTTATTTGTTGGTCCGTTGTTGAGATTGGTTCTGACCTTGTCATCAACTTTGACCCAACGTGCGCCATCATAACGGAACAAGCGATTGGGTTTGTAGTCCAGGCGTAGCACATACGTACCTGCCACAGGATTTGGTGGGAAGTTCACAGCAGAGGTAACTGGCAAGCCATTGGGTGCTGTGCCACCACCAGTGAGATATCCTGCAGCATAGCCTTCGTCCGTGGGGGTCACGCTCATGCCGCCTTGTGTGCCATCCACAGTGAGACTTTCGTCAGCAGTGATATTTGTGGGGTTGGCAGGTTCTCCGTTGATGGTAGGTTCAATGTAGAAAGTTTGGTTGTCGTAGCCCGACAGCGGCACTTCCGCATCTGCTTGTGCCAAGATAGCATCATTGATTTCATAGTCTTTCTCACGTGTGCCTTGTACATCACTAATGGTGCTTGGTGTATACTCTTGCCAAAACGTGGTATTGGTAATAGCAGTGTCAGCAGGCACATTGCTTTGTGCCTGGTAATAGGTATCGCCGTAGTTCACAATGCTGCCTGTGGGATAGAAGTTGCCCGGATCCCAGATGTTTTCTGCTACAAATGGTTTGTTGGTAATAGTATTGAACTCTTGTTGATCTTTCATTGGTGTGCATTTCACACGCCACAAGTGTGGCAACCAAGTTTGACTGAAGCCTTCGCTTGCAAAGTCTGCATCCTGAATCACATAATATCTAGGCAATGCACGAGGTATGTTTTGATTCAACGGATGGTAATCTGTGAGATTGGGAATCTCAATCACATCACCGTTCATGAGCTTGCGCCCAAACGTATCAATCATGGTGTTGTAGTGAAAGGTCATGAATATGGTGTCGTTGTTCAAGAACAGGCCAAATTGTGTGAGGTCAAAGTCCACATCCTGTGTGTTGTACACACCGCGCATGACATACACATCAGGATCATAAATTCTATCACGGTTTTCCAGCAACAGCAAGTCTTGAATGTTCAGCACATCCACATCTGCATAGGTGGGTTGCGTGGCATCAAAGTTGCCACTCAGTGCTGAATCGTTACCACCAGCCTGTGGTCCCAGGTAGCGATGGATGTAAATGTCAAGTCCACCAATGGTGTACATTTCACGTATGGTGCGATCCAGGAATTGATAATCTCTGGTGCGATTGGGGCGGAATAAACTTAGGCGGGGCATGTTATATTTATAGTACTTTGGGTTTACCATTGTACGGGGTTGACCGATAATTACCAAAATGCTATAATACGGACTTAACAACAAAGGAGTGAGTGATGAAAGCACACAATTTTGTAAGCAAATATGCCACCTCAAACGGCAGCAAAGCAATAGTCCCATATGACAAAATAAAAGCAACCGAAAAATGGGTGGAGTATGCACTAGATGTCAAAGACATGCAATCAGAGATGATGAGCACACGAGATTTTAAATTAAAATGGCAACTCATGGATGCACTAGAGATAGTCGAGCGTAAAAAAGCATACATGTATCGGCACAAAAACTTCAACATAAATCGAGCCCTGCGTTTGTTTGATTTAGTAAAAGACTTGCCAAAACAAACTGCTTGACCAAAAATCCCATTTGTGTTATAATTACATATAATTTAAGGAGCCCACATGAACGCAACACGAATCGCTGTCAAGCCATTGAATCCTCGCAGTCCAGATACCAAATACACAGGGCTGGAACCTGCATGGCGTGTGCAACCCACAGACGATCGCACCAGCCAACTGAGTGCTGCCTTTTCATGGTACAATTACTTTTATGGCAAAAAAGATGCTCGTGAAATGCTGGTGGCATACCTGGAAAGTCATGGACGCAAAGCAGATGTTCGTGCTCTCAAAGGAGTGCCTGATTCAGCAGTTCGATTGACTACAGCATGGCTGTGCCGCATGAGCATGGTGGGGCTGGAACTCACAGACACTGAGACAGTTCGATTAGAAGGGTACATCCAAGAAATATTAACTGCACGTGAACCCGAAGTGGTGGTAGCAGAAGTTGCACCTGTGGTGGCCAAACCCAACATACAAGACCGTTTGCGTGAAAAGGTCAGCGAGTGTGCTGGTGAACTGGATGGCATGTTTGATGAGTTTGTGACAGCTGGCGCCAAGATGTCAGCAGACTACAAGCCAATCATGGTGATCCGTGGCCTTAATGTAGCACCACAAATGATTTCGGACATTGCCAACTTGTGGAAGCACAAACTTGCAGAGTTTGAAACTGTGATTGAGGGTCGGGATGCACAGTTGGTTGAGGGCTACGGAAACTTCAGCAAGATTCAAATGCGCAATCTTGTGAAGTTTTGCGAAGCAGTGATCAATGACTGCGGTGCCTATGTGCAGATCAAGAAGGTTGAACGCAAACCACGCAAGGTCAAGTCAGTGCCACCTGAGAAACGAGCTGCCAAATTCAAAGTGCTCATGGACTTTGTTGAGCTCAAACTCAAAGGGTTGCCGGCAGCAAGTCTTGTGGACAAAGCAGAAGCCTGGTTGTACGACACCAAAAAGCGCAAGTTGATCCACCTTGTGGCTGACAGCCACACACAGGCATTCACTGTGAAAAGCAACAGCATAATTGGTTTTAGCACCATTGAGACCATGCAGAAAACTGTGCGAAAGCCAGCAGATGTTGTGAAGGCTGTGCAAGCCGCAGGCAAGCCGGCAGCACGTAAGATCTACAAGGATCTGTCTACTACAGAAACCCCGTTCAACGGACGGGGAACTGAGAACTTGGTCATACTCAAGGCCTGGTAAGTAATGAATGCATGCAATCCCCAACAAAGTAGATTTCTACATTACCAATGTATGTAATTTAACTTGTGAAAATTGCAATAGATTTAACAATTTTGGTTTCAAAGGTTGGCAACGGTGGAGCGACTATCAAGCTCAATACGAACAGTGGGGCCGGTTAGTCAATCTTGAAGCAGTTACTATTATGGGTGGAGAACCTTTTTTAAACCCCACTCTAATAGATTGGGTGCAAGGTATCAATCGCATATTTGGTATAGAAGTACAAATACTAACCAACGGCACTCGTTTTAGACACGCACCTGACCTTTACGATGCTTTGCGTTTTAAACATAGCACTCGCCCACACAATCACATCGGTGTGAGCTTGCACAACCCTGACCAAATTGAAAAATTAAAAGAAGACATATTGTGGTTTCTCAAAGGTCCAGTGCAAATGTACCCCAGCGGGCACAAAAAAAATATTTGGAATTCAGATTATCAATTTGTTGACCGTAATAACGTAATTGTAAATGTGTACAACGTTGACATATTCCATTCCACAGCTATAAATCATGTTTGGAAAATAAACCCACAAATACAAAAAGTGTTTGTGTTACACAATAGCGACCCAGATCTTGCACACAAAAACTGTACATTTGCAACATTCAAAAGTTATCATTTTATTCGCGGCAAGTTGTACAAGTGTGCGCCAGTGGCACTGATGCCTGAGTTTGATCAGCAACACAAGTTACATATCTCCGATGCAGACAGAACGTTGTTGAATTCTTATCAACCATTGAGTGTGGATAATTTTGAAACTTACAACCAAGAGTTTTTTTCTCAATTAGATAACCCTATTGCACAATGCAAATTCTGTCCAGAGAAATATCAGTTTCAAAAAATATTTCCAGTGATCAAGGGATCTTGATTATGTTTGATCAAGAGTTTTATCGCATCCATCTAGGAGAAATATTTCAGCAGAGCCAATGCATGTATCACGAACATGCAATAGTTCATCTGTTGAACAGCATGTTGATGAACATGGGCTATCAAAAAATAGTCAACAGTGCCAGAGCATGGAGTCGGGGCTATCAAAAAGTAATTGTGTGCTTGGCTGATGATTTTGGAGTCAACAGGGATGACTGGAGCCTGCTGCCCGAGAAATGGTTTGATGCGGACACCATAATTGTTACTGACAACCACATGCCTTTGGCTACCAACTATCAGATACTGCGATTGCCATCCAGTTACTTTGGAGTGTTTAGTTATATTCCCAAAGACCAACATTGGAAGCCAATCAAGCGATTCAATTTTTCAGTCAACAGACTGGACAGTCAACGACAATTGATTCTGCTGGAATTGATAAAACAATCAGGCGGGGTTGACCAAGTCACACAATTGGACCATGTGAATTTCAACGCCCGAGTGCAAGGCCACGAACACTCTGCTGAAGATGCTCGCGGCAGTTTTGCGCAGTGTTGGACACAGTTAAATCAATTGCACGGCACTGAATATGCTGATTGGTTTGCGCAAACTTTGCCCCATATACCTGTTAGGAATCATGCACTAACAGTTGAACAAACACAGACTGGTGCATATCTCAATTTGGTAATTGAAACCTATGCCGGCGACGCCACAATAGCATTCAGTGAAAAGATATTCAGAGCACTGGCAACGCCAGCACCCTGGGCAGTGTTCTCAGCAAAACACGCAGTAAATTATTTAAAAACACTGGGGTTTGACGTATTAGATGATGTTGTAGATCATGCTTATGACAGTCTGACACAAGGCAATACCATGTACGGTCATGGAAAAATTTCTGAATTTATCAAACTCAACATACAAAATTATCACAACATAACGCACTTGAATCAAAACAAATTGGCAGCAAGATGTCAAACAGCAGCCGTTCACAATCAACAACTGCTGGCACAAATGCAACGCCAATGGCCCGGGGATTTTGCCCGATGGTTGCCTGAAGCGATAGCAAAACTTCAATAAATACAGTAACCGGAGTTCCTGATGCCAGAACAGCAACAACAATCACTGCCCACACTGAAGCAAAACTTGATTGAATATGTCAAGCTACAGTTAGGCGGTGATATCATTGACCTAGAACTAGACCCCTCACATTACGAAGCGGCTTATCAAAAAACCATTGGAACCTATCGCCAACGAGCCAACAGCGCCTACGAAGAAAGTTATAGTTTCATGCAGTTGGTAGCAGATGTCAACATATACGAACTGCCACAAGAAGTTGTGAGTGTACGTCAAATATTCCGCAGAACATTTGGCGACAGTTCAGGACCGTTTGCGTCAAACTTTGATCCGTTTGCACAAGCGTCAATCAACGTTTATCTAATGAACTTCAACGTGGCAGGTGGACTTGCCACATACGACTTCTACAGTCAATACATTGAACTGGCTGGACGCATGTTTGGTGCCTACATGAACTACACCTGGAACCCTGTAACAAAGAAACTTCAACTGATTCGCGACCCTAAAGGTTCAGGCGAAACTGTGTTGCTGTGGAGTTACAACTTAAAACCTGAATTCAACCTGTTGAGCGATTACCAAATTTCACAATGGATTCGGGACTACATGGTGGCCAACTGCAAAATGATCATTGGCGAAGCACGTGAAAAATTTGCCACCATTGCCGGACCGCAAGGCGGCGGAAGTTTGAACGGTGCCGCAATGAAATCAGAAGCACAAACTCAAATGGACGGATTGCTAGAACAACTCAAAATGTACGTTGATGGAAGTCAGCCTCTTACATTTGTTATTGGTTAAACTCCTCACACTTTTATCTAAAATTGTGCTATAATCCTAGTACACAAGTACCGGGAGAATCAAATTGGATCTCATGATCGACATTGAAGGTTTGGCCACAGGCCCTGAAGCAACAATCTTAACCATTGCGGCCCAGGCGTTTGACCCCGTTGGCTCAGGCTACTACGAGCACAAATACTATGCTAGAATTGATCTAGAAAGCCAAGAAACACGTACCATTGAACAAGGTACCATCAACTGGTGGGCCACACAAGGTGCCGCACAGGTTGAAGCTTTTGCAGAAGATGGGCGCATACCCTTGGATCAGGCTCTAGATGAACTGCATCGGTTATGTTGGAAATGCAATCGTATCTGGATGAACGGACCCACTTACGATGCCAACATCTTGGAGCATGCATACAAAAGTTATCACAAGCCGTTGCCCTGGCAATATTACAAGATCCGTGATGCACGAACGGTATATAGTTTGTATCCAGGGTTGCCCCGGCCGACCACTAGCCATCATGCGCTGGAAGACTGCCGCAGACAGATTGACATGTTGCAAACAACTCTGGCATATTTAAATATCAAGGAACTGGCATGATCATTGGCGTTTGTGGATTTATTGGCTCGGGCAAAGACACCGTTGCAGACTATCTTGTGAATCTACATCACTTCCGACGTGAAAGTTTTGCCAACACATTAAAAGATGCTGTGGCACAGGTGTTTGGTTGGGACAGAACCATGCTGGAAGGGCGCACTAAAATGGCCCGTGAGTGGCGCGAGCAAGTGGATTCTTGGTGGGCTGACCGATTAGGCATACCACACCTAACACCACGTTATATCCTACAACAGTGGGGCACAGAAGTGTGCCGCAACGGATTCCACGATGACATTTGGATTGCCAGCCTAGAAAACAAACTGCGCAACAGCACAGATGATGTTGTGATTAGTGATTGCAGATTCCCCAATGAAATTGTTGCCATCAAACAATCAGGTGGCCTTGTGGTGCGTGTGGTGCGTGGTACTGAACCCAAGTGGTACGATGCGGCTGTGAGCCGTAATCGTGGGCCCGACGGCAACTCAACCTGGTCACTGAGTTGCCGTAAACTAGAGCAACTGGGTGTACACAACAGTGAAACCGCCTGGGTAGGGACCAAGTTTGACGTGGTGTTGGACAACAACGGCACACTAGATGACCTGTACCAACAGGTTATGCGTCTGGTTCAAGATCACCCGGTCGCCAGTTAATTTCGGTCCGGGCAATTTCCTCCACACAGTTACGGCAAACTGTGCGCAAGTTTCTCAGAGTGGTATTGTTGAGATCGCCATCCACATGATACACCAGCAATTGACTGGCAAGTCTTGCTCGAAACCCGCATCTATCACATGTGGGTTTTTTCTTGTAACCCCCACTCAGCCAGCGCGGCACCGGTGGTTTGAGTGTTTTGCTTTTGCGGATACATACACTGCATCGAGAATGATAGTACACTCGATCGTACTTGTGGTAGGCAATGGCTTTGGGTCGAACATTGCATACTTGGCACATGGGTCTCATACAGCTATTTAGTCAACGGACCTATATATAGGTCGCCGTAAAACCCCTTTTTTTGGTTATACCAATAAATATCAATAACTTGAAAAGGAATCAACCATGGCACTAGTATCACCAGGCGTAGAAGTAACAGTAATTGACGAGAGTCAGTATATCCCTTCCGCTGTCAACACAGTACCCTATTTTTTGATCGCCACAGCACAGAACAAAGCTGATGCAGCCGGCGTTGGCGTAGCAGCAGGTACAACTGCTGCCAATGCAAACAAAACTTATCTTATAACCAGTCAACGAGATTTGTCAGCCACATTTGGTGTGCCATTTTTCTACAACACCACAACTGGCACCCCTATTAATGGTTACGAACTCAACGAATATGGATTGTTGGCAGCGTACTCAGCACTGGGTGTTACAAATCGTGCCTTTGTGCAACGTGTAGACATTGATCTTACTGAACTCACAGCCAGTTTGAGTCGACCCACTGGAAATGCCAACGATGGAACTTACTGGTTAGACACCACAGAAAGTCTTTGGGGAATTTTTGAATGGGATCAGACCTCGGCTACGTTTACCAATCAAGTGCCTATTGTGATAACCGACACAGCTGACGTTGTGAACTATGCTAGTGGTGATTATACACCACTGGCCACAATTGGTAGCATAGGTGACTATGCTGTGAGTGCTGTGAGTTTGAACAATCAAAACTACTATAAAAATACTAGCAACGTGTGGGTACTGGTGGGTTCTAATGCTTGGAAAACTTCTTGGTACACAGTGCAAGGGCCTAACTCCGTAGTAGGAACTGGTCTCACAGCTGGCGCGAGTTTTTTCATCAATGAGACCTTGGTCACAGTGCCTGCTGGGCCCAACAACACTGTGGTGGCTTTTGCAGCGGCTATCACAGCGGCAGCCATACCAGGTGTGTCAGCCGTTTCTGAAAGCAACAAACTCACTATCTACTCAAATAGTTTAGCTACCAATGACGGCAGCACTGACAATGGCGGTGTGGTCAGCCTTGAAGGTGGTGGTGTCAGCAGTGCAGCTCTTTTTACAGCACTGGGCTTACCAACTACTGGTGGCGTGTATCGTGCGCCCAACTACTTGCCGGCCTACAGTTATCAGGCACCACGTTGGAGAACCACAGACACCCAACCAGCACCCACAGGCAGCATCTGGCAAAATATCAGTGCAGTGGGCAACGGCATGAGTTTGAAAGTGAAAAAGTACAACGCTGCCTTGGACACTTTTGTGTCGCAAGTCAGCAATGTGTACACTTTTGACGGCTCAGCCAATTTAGCATTGGACCCTGCAGGCGGCGGCAAAAACATTCCTGTGGGAACCACTTATGTGCAGTACAATACACAAGAATACCTGACCACTCCAAATGACAATGCAGCGTTTGTCATATGGGAACGTGCAGCTTTGGGGGCTACTATTGTGACTGGTCTTGTGGCCAATCCAGTGTTTGTTGTGAGCAACTCATTCAATGTATTTCCCACCCAAGCAGGCACAGAGACAACTCTTAGCTATACTGTCACACTCAGTGGCACCAGTGTAGCAAGTTTTATCAGCAGTGTGAGCGCAGCCAACATTCCAAGTGTGAGTGCCAGTGTCAACAGTGCCGGCAACATTGTGTTCACTCACAGTCAGGGCGGCACCATCTATCTGCAAAATGTCACAGGCACACCACTTACCACAGCAGGGTTTGTTGTCACCAGCTCAGCAGCAACTACCACTCCCAAGGTTCACGTTGATCAAAGCAGCACATCAGTACTGGTATTAAGCAACTGGGTTGGCACTGATTTGTTCACTTATACAGCGTCGGACTCTGCACCTGATCAAGATCCAGCAGACGGTCGGTTGTGGTACTACAGCGATGTTGGTGATGTGGACATCATGATTCAAAACAACGGTACATGGCAAGGTTATCAAAATGTCACCAATGACACCAGAGGTTTTGATCTTGCACAGACCAATGAGTCTGGTCCGATCGTGAGTGCCACAGAACCTACCACACAAAATGACTTGGCTGAAAGTCCATTGGTATACGGCGATATTTGGTTGGACACCAGCGATTTGGAAAACTATCCTGTATTATACCGTTGGCAACAAGTGGATGGGCAAGATCAATGGGTGTTGATCGACAATACTGACCAAGTCAGTTCAGACGGTATACTTTTTGCTGATGCTCGCTGGGCCGGCAATGGCACTACAGATCCTGTGAGTGATCCATTTCCTACCATTCAAAGTTTGTTGACCAGCAATTATCTTGACCTGGATGCACCTGATCCTGCACTGTTCCCCCAGGGTATGTTGCTGTGGAACATGCGCAGATCAGGTTACAATGTAAAAAGTTTCCAAAGCAACTACTTCAATGCCACTTCGTTCCCCGACGATGTGCTGCCAACAGTGAAAAACACCTGGCTCACAGCATCGGGTCTGCGTGACGATGGTGCTATGTATGCAGGGCGATTGGCACAGCGCAAATTGATTGTGGCTGCCATGAAAGCCGGCATTGATGCCAGCTTGACAGCAAGAGAAGAACAAAATCAATTCAACTTGATTGCAGCTCCTGCTTATCCTGAACTGGCTGTAAACATGGTTGCACTCAGCAATGAACGGTCCAACACATTGTTTGTGGTGGGCGACACTCCCATGCGACTGGCAGCGAATGGAACTGATTTGGTCACCTACGCCACGGACAACGGCGGCCTTGGAGTGGCAACAGGCGATGGGCTAACAATTGGTTCAGCCTATGCTGCTGTGTTCTATCCTAGTTGCCAGACCACAGACCTGTCAGGCAACACTGTGGTTGCACCGCCCACACACATGATGGTTCGCACCATACTGCGTAGTGATGCAGTAAGCTATCCATGGCTGGCACCTGCTGGCACACGCCGCGGTGTTATTGATAATGCAACTGCAATTGGTTACATTGATGCACAAACTGGTGAGTTCCAACAACTTGCAGTGGGACAAAGTGTGCGAGACATATTGTATGAAAACAATATCAACCCCATTACCTTTATTCCAGGTATTGGTATCACCAACTTTGGTAACAAAACACGTCAAGGTGCTACCACAGCCCTGGATCGTATCAACGTTGCTAGATTGGTAGCATTCTTGCGTGGTCGACTAGAAGAAATTGGCAAACTGTACTTGTTTGAACCCAATGATCAGATCACTCGCAATGAAATCACCAACACTGTCAACAGCCTGATGATTGACTTGATTGCCAAACGTGCTATCTATGACTACTTGGTTGTGTGCGATTTGAGCAACAACACACCAGCACGTATTGATCGTAATGAGTTGTATGTGGACATTGCTATTGAGCCAGTGAAAGCTGTGGAGTTTATCTACATTCCATTGCGTATCAAGAACACAGGTGAAATTTCAGGCGGCACAGCAGGGTGATGAAACAGGAGGCCTTTTACCGGGCCTCCATTTCAGGTAAATAAAACAACAGGAGATATAACAAATGGCAGTTTCATCATTACAGAGAATGACAGTACCCTTGGCAAGTGACCAAAGCTCACCAACCCAAGGTCTGTTGATGCCCAAACTCAAATATCGCTTTAGAGTGATGTTTGAAAACTTCGGAGTGAGCACACCAAGAACAGAATTGACCAAACAAGTGATCAGTGTTGCTCGTCCCAATTTGACCTTTGAAGAAATTGCACTGCCCATTTACAACTCAACATTGAAGTTGGCAGGTCGTCACTCATGGGCAGATATAGCATGCTCAGTGCGTGATGATGCGTCAGGCGCTGTGAGCAAGTTGATTGGTGAACAGCTACAGAAACAAATGGACTTTTTAGAAATGAGTTCAGCAGCTTCTGGTATTGATTACAAGTTCTTGACCAAGATTGAAATCCTTGATGGTGGCAACGGTGCCAACACACCAGTTGTGCTAGAAACTTGGGAACTGTATGGTTGTTACTTGAAAGCTGCCAACTATCAAGACCT